CCAGCGCCACGATCTTCCTGCGTACGTCCGCTCATGCTCGCCGCTTTCGTCGCAGCATTACGCGCCGCAGCCGAAGCTGTGCCTGCATCCCGCTCCGCGTTGTTGGCGGAAACAGACTCCGCGTACGCTTTGATGGGGTCCACTACAGCGTGGTACGCGGTGGCAATCGGAGCAGTAGATGGCCCGATGGGGTACCCAGCAGCATCTCTACCGGGTGCCTGTGGCCGCATCCCTTTCTGCTGCACGAAAGGGTTGTCCAAGTTCGGGTATTCACCGGCCATGTCGCACCTCAGTTATGCAAGTAGGTAAAACCGTTACCGCCAAAGCCCCATTGCTCTTGTTGCCACATCTTGCGCCGAATGTCTTTCTTGCATTCCGCAATAGCTTCTTCGAAACGCTTCTTGTGCGCTTCGGCCTTGGTGCGATCTTCGCCGTCAATGTCCACGTTGCGCAGCGCACGATACGCGGCCCACTCCAGCATGTCCAACTGGTACTCACTTGGGATCTCGAAGTCCGTACCTAGCTGCGTGAGATCCAGTGTGATAAGGGGCTTGCGGATCGTGCGCAGGTACACGATCTTTCCAGTCTCAGTGTCCCCCGACTGATCCAACGGCATGCCGAAAAAACGAATGCTGATGGCGTGATCGTTGTTCGGATCGAGACCTTCATCCGTGGTGTACATCGTCGGCTTCCCGCTAACCGGGTAGCTTGCGAAGTCGTACGTCTCGGTGAACGTGTTCTGCGTGCCGACCGACGACGGGTGCTGCATGCGCACCATGTCTTTCGAATCGTCTTGATGCCGCGCGGACGTGACGAACAATACCGAAGGATCAAGCTGGTAGATATCCGTAGCACCATCGCCAACCAACACCACCTGCGTCACCGCCGGAGTGGTGCTATCGCGGATGCACAAAGACAAACGCGCAAATCGTTTCTGCGCGTCGTCAATGTACCGAATGAGATTCAAGTCCTGCCAGAAGTGATCTGTCGGACCACTTTTCAATGCACTGGCATCACGCAAAATCCCATTGCGCAGTTCGTCCAGACCGTCTTGGAGATTCACTCACGCCGCCTCGCGCACCGAGGCCGGGATATGCGCCACGACACGATACGGGAAACGCAACCGGTCGCGATACCCCGTCACCTGCAGCGTCTCGGGATCGACAACCGGCGTGGACATCACCGCCGTATCGAGGATGCCAATGATCGACGCAGGAACATCCGCAGGAAGGTTCGCTTTCAGCATGTAGCCAACCCCATCCGCGCCAAGAAACAGGCCGGTAGGAGGAATCGATTCGCTGTCTTCGAGGATGATGCGCACTCGCGGACCCACGACGTTCGCCTCGACCTTGCGCGGCGCGGGCGCTTCACGCACGACCGCAGCTTCCATCTTGATCGGGGGCAGGCCGGGAACTGGTTCGTCGTCGCTGAGATTGTTGAAGGGGTCGCTCATGTCACTTCTCCGTGGTTGCTCGTTTGAAAGACGCGCCGAACTCGTCACCATCCTCATCGAGATCAGCAGTCAATGTTGCAATGTTCGCCTTGATCCACGCCAGCGCCTTCTCGACCGTAGTGAAGGAATATTCCTTCGATGGATCTTGCCACGGTGCTTTGGGGTCTTGGTTGGCCTTGCGAACTTCTGGATCATCCACGCGCACCACGAACCCGTTCGCGATGCTACGAATTTCTGCGACAGTTCGTGACGGCATGGACGGTGCTACAGCGTTTGCCATTATGGCGTCACCGGTACCGCCGGATCGGCCGGGACATCTACCGGCGTCACCGGGACTTCAACAGCGGCAGCAGCGGCATCGGCAGCAGCCTGTGCATCAGCCGCAGCCTTGGCGTCAGCAGCAGCTTGTGCAGCGGCGGCGTCAGCGGCAGCTTGTGCATCGGCAGCAGCCTTGGCGTCAGCAGCAGCTTGTGCAGCGGCGGCGTCAGCGGCGGCGTGCGCAGCAGCGTCAGCAGCGGCAGCCTTGGCATCGGCAGCAGCTTGGGCATCCGCAGCGGCTTGCACGGCGGCGGCGTCAGCAGCAGCCTTCGCATCGACAGCAGCTTGTGCGTCGGCGGCAGCCTGCGCAGCAGCGGCGTCTGCAGCAGCCTTGGCGTCAGCAGCAGCTTGCGCGGCATCCGCAGCGACCTTGGCATCCGCAGCGGCCTTAGCATCGGCGGCAGCTTGAGCATCGGCGGCAGCCTGTGCCGCAGCGGCAGCGTCAGAAGCAGCCTTGGCGTCCGCTGCGGCCTTGGCAGCAGCATCAGCAGCGACTTGTGCATCGGCCGCAGCTTGCGCATCCGCCGCAGCCTTGGCGTCCGCAGCAGCCTTGGCATCCGCAGCAGCTTGCGCATCCGCAGCGGCCTTGGCATCCGCAGCAGCCTTGGCATCCGCAGCAGCCTTGGCATCCGCAGCAGCTTGAGCGACAACCGCAGCAGCCGCCGCATCCGCAGCAGCTTGAGCAGCAACAGCAGCCGCAGCCGCAGCATCCGATGCGGCCTTCGCATCAGCCGCATTCTTGGCGTCCGCAGCAGCCTTCGCGGCAGCATCAGCCGCAGCCTGTGCATCGGCTGCGGATTGCGCATGCGTCACAGCGTCAATCGACGTAACTTGATCGAGAGCTTCCGCTTGCGCGAAAACAGCCGCCGAAACATCAGCGACTGCTTCTGCTTTGTCCGCGACCGCATCGTCCGCAACAGCCTTTGCTTCCGCAGCGAGTTTCACCGCAAGAGCCGACTCCGCAGCAACATCGAACGCTTCTTTGTTGGCTTCCGCTTCCGCCGCATCGAGCGCAGCTTTACGCGCAGCATCCGCACTAGCTTCGGCAGCTAGACGCGCGTCACGAGCGATACGCTCGTCCGCAATGGCCTTTTCCTCTTCCGCACTGAGCGGAGGGGGCATACGATCTGCCGCTTGCGTAATCTGGATCGAGATGTACGTCTTCTCGTCCGGAGTCAGAGGCAGCGACCGAATAAAACTCAGTACGAGATCGAGATTCAAGACGTACTCCTAGCAGAGAAGAGAGGGAGGACGGGGGACCGAAGTCCCCCTCCTTGCACGAACCCTTGCCTGTTAGCCGAACGCCTCCCACACGTACGACTTGCTGGCGATGATGAGCGCCGCCGCAACCGTGAACGTCCCAGCCGTTCCCGCTGCCGCTGTACCCACCGTGAAGCCGTTGGTCGTTTCAATCGAGCGCGTACCCGCAGCGAGTGTCTTGATGGCACCGGGGTTCGTCATGCCTTCGTACCACTCGTGCATGATGCCGTCGGTCACGTTCTGCCACCGAATCACGCGCGGAATGAACCCGCAAGTGAAGGTGAAACCCGTCGCCGCGCCAGCATCGGAAACCACGACACCCGTGGCATGATTCAGAACCCCAGCAGCAGTCGCTTGGGTGTTGGTCGTAACGCCTGTGGTCATGATAGTTCCTTGTCAGAAAATGATTGGAAGAAATTACGGCGTGAGCTTGGTCGCTGCGGGGTTGCACAGCGAAGCGTAATTCACATCCGTCACCGTCGCGTCCAAATCAAGCTTGGCCGTGATGAGAAGAATGGAAGCACGCAACGCCGCAAGATCTGCGGCTACTTCACCAAGCGCCCGCTTCTCTTCCAGCGAGAGCAAACTGGCCTGTACTGATGTCGGCATGTCAATCTCCTTGGTTGTCGGGGGGCCGAAGCCCCCCTAGATTGATTACGCCGTCGCAGCCGATTCGCAACGAACCATGAACGCGTCCTGCAGGATGACGGCAGCTTGCCACGCCTTCCAGCCCACAGAGCCACGTTGACCCAACGGATCGCCAGCGACCGGCTTCGGATTGACCACCATCGGTGTCAGCGAATCACGCCCACGCAGCGGCACGATACCGAACGCATCCCGCGCCAGATACAGCATCGGGTACACATCGGCCGATGTGCCCGAGGTGGAGCGCATCAGACCCTTCGCACCGCCTGCATCGGGGAACGGCGTGAACACCGTCGAGATCAGATACCGAACGCGTTCCGCCGCGCCGATTTCGTTCTCGTACGGAGTGACCGTGCCGTACTGCTTGGTGGGGATAAACCCAGTGATTTGCCGACAATCCGTTTCCATGTCCGGATGAATCAGACCGATGAACGCGGCCTCGACCGGTTCCGTACGGTAGTTCGGATTGGACGACAGGATCGACGTGATCGGCTTGGCGTTCTGCCGCGTAAGCGCCGTCGTGATCTGACGTTGCAGCGCGAGCGTGATGGTCGTGTTGACCGCCGTACGCACGCCGCCGTTCGTCCAGAACACATTGGTGCCAGCCTTCAGCACGTTGTAGCGAACGGCCTCGAACGTCTGCGCCGCCGACTCGGACAGGATCTGCGTGGCTTCCGACAGGATCGGGTCTTCGTGGGTGTCTTCCACCACGTCGGTGATGCTGATGTAGTCGCCGTACTGGTTCAACTGGACCGTGTAGTCCTGAAACGACAGCTTGAGACCAGCGGGCGTCACACCTTCGACCAGCGGCGTGATAGACAGCGGCGTGAAGAACGGATTCGCCGGATTGCCGTTACCGGCCGAACCGGTCGCGCCGGTCAGGAAGTAGCGACGGAACTTCGCGGTGCGCGTGCTGTTGAGCGGGATCGGATACGACTGACCAAATCGCTCGATGACCATGTACGGCATCGCGCGCTTGAGCAGTTCTTTGACAACGTACGCGGCGGTACGCGGGGAGATGTCACCATACTGGACGATCTGAGCCATGACGGTTCCTTAAAGGGTGGTTGTCGAGTGCCTACTTCACGGCACTCGCTTCGGCCCATGCACTATCGAAGTCATTGGGGTCCGGAGCAGATGCCGCTGTAGTGCGTTTCGAATCGACCACTGTCAACTTGCTCGCCGCTTTCTTGGCTGCCGCTGAGAGTTCGGCCTTGGGTGCTACCGGTGCAACTGGTGTCGCGATTGCTGCCACCGGATGTGCCTTCTTGTATTCCGCGACAAGCTCCGAAACGTCTTCGGGCGTGCCGTCTTTCATTGTGGCCTTCGCGCCTGCCTTTGCGAATGCCGGAAGTGTTTCAACCCATTCCGCGACTTTATCACGAATCGAGTTGTAATCGCTGTGATCCCGTTCCAGCAAGTTCAACGTCAGTTGCTGTTCAAGAGCATCAGCCATTACACCAAATCTGTCGAGCACAGGATCATATTGCTTCTTCACCTGTGCGAACGTGTACTGCACGGCATTGTACACCGCCTGCTTGGTGCGAATCGCTTCGGCCTTGGAGATATCCGGCCACTGCTTCTCGTGCTCTGCAAGCACGGCCGCTTCTTCCTCCGAGGGCCGATACCACTGAATCTCTTCGGGAGGGGCGGCAGCGGGCGCAGCGACAGGTTCCGGAGCCGCAGCAGTGGGCGCTGGGGCAGGCGCAGGTGCGGGCGCTTTCGCGCGTTCCGCTTCGAGCGCTTCGAACTTTGCCTTCCAATCCGTTTCTTCCGGAGGAACGACAGTAGCGGGCGTTTCCGGAGTCTCCGGTGCTACCGCCGCAGGAGCCCCGCCTTCAACCGGTGCAGCAGGAGCCGCAGCCGTAGGCGTCGCTGGTGTCGCGGGGACAACCGGTTCGACAGGCGTAGTGCCAAGAGCAGTTTCCGAAGTGATGGCGTCGAACACAGCATCGAAGTCATCTTCCGGTAGCGTTGACGGTGCTATCGGTGTCGCCGGAACGACGACAGGAGTTTCAGGTGCTTTGTCTTTGGGGTCCATAGGTCGCCTTATATGCTCGATGTTACTGATTGTCAATCTTGGGGTCCAGAGGCTCCGTCAGCCACTTATACACCTGCGTGTACGCTTCAGCACGCCCTTGCAGCTTCCCGAGATCGTCTTTTGATATCGTCAATGCTTTATTTCGCAGCTTATTTAGTTCCAGTTCCAGCAGCAGGAGTAGGGTCTGCACCACTGGTTCTGCGGAAGCCGTTAGCAATCGGCGTCGGTATTCCAGCACCTGACCTTGCTGCGTGTACATCTGTTGGGGTAACGCCACTTTCCAGCCCTCCTAGAATCGCGTTGAACTGCGCCACTTCGGTCGCTGCGGAATTCTTGTCCGACTGTGTGAGCGACTTTGTTGCATCCGCCAGCAACTTCCGCACCTCCGCTCTTAGCAACTCGGCCATGTCTTTCTTGTCCTGCGCGGCCTGCTCCGCTGCATGAGCGTCAATTTCCACTGCTTCGTCGTCGTCCGCGACAACGCCCGTCACATCCACATCGCGTACCTTCATCTTCTCCTGCAATAGCTTGTGCCACTTCACGTACGGACGCTCTTCCGGTTGCAGGTTCGTGCCCAGCATGTCAAGCGCAATGCCACGAACCTCCTTCGCGATCAGCGAGGTCGATCCACGGGCGATGGGGGAGAAATCACCCTGCACTTCCGGGTTCGGATTGAAGTGCCGATTGAACACGATGAGCGAACTGATATACGAGATCGTGAAGTTGTCGAAATTGCGCACCGTGTCTTTGAACGGCAGCGCGAGATCGCCCTTCATCATCGAGGCACCAGCGGCCGAACGGAACGGCTCGCTTGGTAGCTTCTCGATATCCCCGCCAGTACCGGCGTTCACGAACGTCTCCATGTCGGCGAAGTTCATGTGCATATCGATCACACTTTTCAGATCGCCAATGTGATTGTCGAACGAGATATTCTTCACCGCAGGAATCATCGCGTCCGCGCCAGTGCCTTCTCGGTACCAGAGCTTGTACGGGACCACGTTCTTACGGTCCACGTCGTCACGCAGCAACTCGGTGTTGATTTCAAGGTTCGGGCCGCACGTGATGGACGCATTGTCCATCGTCATCCGTGTCGCCGCTGCCACGCCCATCTGCGAGTCTCGCATGATGTTCGGCAGGCCATTGCCGAGGAGCGAACTGTCGTCTTCCTCGAAGATGAAGTGGTGGTACATCTTGACGCGTTGGTTCGGCTCCAACTCGACCCACGGCGAGATGTCGCACTTGATGACTTCGTTGTCGAGCATCCACACCGAAGCTTCCACCATGTCATTCGACAGCCCCTGCGGTAGCTCGATACCGGCTTCCTTCAACTGCTGGCTCGACACCAGCCCGTCCCAAATCCACACCTCGAACTTGCTGCTGGAGAGCACATTGACCGAACTCTGCACGCCGATAGTCCGCAATTCCGTTTCGTACGTACGCTCTTTCCAGTTGCCCTTCGGCATGCGCTGTAGATAGGAGAGCACGGTAGGACCGAAGAAATCAGTGCGATCCGCGAGTTCGCGTAGCTGCATCTTCGATAGCACCAGTCGGTGAAACTGGCCATCCATCTGATCGAGATGCTTGGCAGTCATGTCGGGGTAGTAATCCCACACCGGCACGAACTCGAACTGCGGCCGGAACGCGGTAAATTCCTGCGGCGCGTATTGACCTGTCGTCGGGTTTACCACCCACTTTCTTTGCTTCTGCGGGCGCACGAACGGCCCCTTGAGCACGCCAACACCGTACAACACACCGGAGAAGAGCACCTTGCGCACCAGCGCCACCATCGACAGGCTGCGACTGCCGCCGATCTCTTCAAGCTGATCCTCGATCTCCAGTTCAAGCGCGGTGGCGCGTGTCTGCGCGAACGCCTTCACTGCGGCCTCGATCACCGCATCGGTGAGTTGCTTCTGCGCTTTCGCCACACCGGCCTGCGCCTGCTGCAGCACGATTTGCAGATCTTCCATCGACAGATTCGGAATCGGCGATGGCCCTATGCCCCAATTCTTTTCCGACGTGGGGAACAGCAGATTCATCAGCCGCGCCACCATCGACACGACCTTGACGCGCGTCAGCCGGGGGTAGGCTCGCGAGCGGTTGGTGTCAAGCTGTTTGGAAACGTCCGGATCGTACTCGCCAAGAAACTGACGCAGGTTGCGTGTCCAGCGTAGCTCCGCGAGTTTGCGGTGGTTCTCGTACGTTTTGTAGTCGGAAGCGAGACGAACGCCAAGGGCACGAAGCTTCTCTTGGTTGATGACGGGTGGCGTAAGCATCGCGGGAGCGCTGACCGCATCGGAAGGCATCACGGGCTGCGGTGGGGGCATTGACGCGATTGGTTGCGCTACAGGGTCCATATCGTGTCCTAGCGTAGTGAGTAGGTGTTCACGTCGGGTACCGCGTTGCCGTGTCGTTTCTTGCGATCTTCACGAGCGTTACCCACATAGAAATACTGACACAAGTACGAAAGAGCATCCCCCGGATGAGAATACACATTCTTCATCGGGGTCTCTTTCGTATCACCCTTGGTGTTCGTACTATACCTCCACCCACTGCGCAATGCACGAATAGTCATGCGGCACAACGGATCGACTTGCATCGCCGGGCCATTTTCCGTAAGCCGCGTGGTGAAATGTTCAATCGCGTCGATGCGCCCCGGCAACTGATTGTTGCTGGTGGCGATCTTCACTCTGAAATCTTTGGATAGAATGTCAACAACGGTGCGTTCGTCAGTTTGCGCGCGTTGTCCTGCCGCTGGATCAGGCGAAATGACGAAATCGGCGTCCGGATAGAACTGTTTCAGGTGCGGTTTCAGCTTGTCAGCGACGAACCTTTTAGCCCCATAATCGCGTGTAACAAGCTCAGAAAGCACGTTCAAACGGCCAAAATGATCCTGCTGCCCAATAATCATCGCGGTATTCATGCCGGGATCGAGACCGCCTATGAGCTTCAGCTTGGGGTTGTACAGCAATTTCGTTTTGGCTACATGGATTCCCGAATTGAATGTCGCAATCACTGGCTTACCTGCCAGCGAATACCCCCACTCTACCTCAATAAACTGCTTGATCCAGTGTTCTGATCGATCCTGCGAGAGTGACGTGTAGTACGCCGATTTACCCGGCAAATTCTCCACATTCTCAGCATCATCGGAGAACCCTGACGGTTGCTCGAAGTATGTCCATGTGCTCTGCTGTGGCAGGCCCGCAAGCAGACGCTCATTCTCATGCACCGTACGGTCTTGTTCTGTCCACGCCGCCTGCTCTGCTCCATCTAACGCTTCCTTCCACCAGTCATCCTCGTTACCGGGGTTTGATGACCCCCACATGCCCCAATTGGTAGCACCGCCATCCTTCGTCGGTGGGTAACGTCCGCAGCGCGCAGCCAGTGCCTCGATGATCTCTTTTGGCAGTTGCACGAACTCATCGATCAGGATGAACGTGGCTTCAAGCGAGAGCACGCGCGCCACGTCGTCAGCGGTATCGAGCGCGCGGAACAACACCTCGCATTCGACATCAGCGAACTTGAGCAGGAAGCGTTTGTTGGTGACTTCCCATGTGCCCGCCTCGCCCGGCCGGAACCAGTACATCCAAGACGAGATGGTCGTGTCCACCAACTGCGGCATCGTGTTGCGCACGATCACCGCCCGCACGTGCCGCTTCTTGGTGATCGGTGAGATCGCCTGCAGCGTGCACATGTAAATGAGCTTGAAGAAGATCCCGGTGGTCTTACCACTTCCCACCGGGCCGATGATCCAATCCGAGAACAGTCTACCGGGATGATAGTGTCGGATGAAGTTGCGGATCGTCGGCGGTGGTTTGTAGTCGATCAGCGCCATTATCCGAACGTACAGTTGATCGTGACCATCGTCGGTGTGCGAGTGACTTTCGGATTCTTGCAATCCTTGAATGTCATCCACGGTTTGTCCAACGGCTCACCGGGGCAACGAATGAGCACATCGTTCCCCTTCTTCGAGATCATGTAGCCGGGGCACACATCGCAAAACGTTATCGGCTTTGCAGCGAGTGCAGGTACCGCAAGACAGGCAACGAGCAAGGCCGTAGCGAATCTTCTCACAGCGGTGTCTCCCCCGGCGGCAGATCACCACCCACGGGTGCGGGCGCTGGCGTAGGGTTTTTCTCCTTCTCCACCCGCGCTTTCACTTCCTTGTCCCACTTCGCCCATCCTGCTTGCGACGCAGCGTCCTGCACCTTCTCTTCCGGTGTCATGTACGCGCGCATGTTGTAATAGCAGTCGGCAGCCATCGGCCAGTTCGAGCCGTCCGGATTGAACACGCCCTGCGGTGTCTTGGCGAACAGATGGCCGGTGCCGAGAAACAACGAGCCGATGCCCGGCAGATACTTGTCCCCATCGCCGCCCGTGGCTTGGTCGGCGACGCGCATGCAGTACCCCATGAACATCTCGCCGAGTCCGATCTGCGGCTCCGAGAGCGTGTGCCCGGTCTTCGGCAACGTGACGGTGAACGGACAGTCGGGGCCAACCAACGGATCGACTCGATTGTTGCCGTACGCGCGCACGTGCACGAGCATGTGATTGATGTCCTGCTCGTACAGCGGGTTCGGCGGGGGCGGTGGCGGGGTAGGAAGCGTAGGGGGCACAGGTGCGAGCGGCGCTGGGGGCCGAATGGGTGTCGGCGGCTGCAGGGGTTGCGCGGGCAGAGTCGGCCCATTCGTGGGCGGCGACACCATCATAATCATGATCGCGAGTTGCTTCTGCAGATTCGCCAACATGGCGATGAGATCTTCGTTGGTCATTGACATTGTTGCTCCTATTGCGTGCGGATGTACAGAATGGTCAGCATCACCACGACCGAGAACGCCAGTATGCAGATGCCGATCATCGTTTTCGCGGCCTTGTCCAGCGGCCACCGTGCTTCATCAAAATAGGTACGCATGCCGAATCTCCGGTAGTGAGGTTTCCCTCGACTTCTCACCGCTACCCCAAGTTGATGTTGATCTGCAGGTTCTGCCCCGGTGCACGGTCGCTCTCCTTCGGCTCGAACCCGGCAACGCGCCACGTGGCCTCGATCAGCTTCGCCTTGACGTTCGCTGGTGTGTACTGGCTGTGGATCAGTCGCCACGACTCGGGCAGCAGCCCTTCCGCTTGCATACGCGCTTTGACGCGGAACGCCATGCCTTCCTTGGCGAGCATCTCGCGCGCGTCCGCGAACGCTTTCTGGAACACGGCGTTCCGTGTGAGCACGATGAAGTGCTCGCGGTCGATGTCGTAAGCCTCGCATATCTCTTTGGGGGA